AATAACTGTCCGTTGTCATGGAACTCGACACAAGGACCGTCTTTAATTGTTTCTTCTTTTTTCATCTTCCTTAACCCTTGGAAGCTATATTATATACTTCCATTGAAGTGAAATAATCGCTGTTTCCAGCGACATAATCCGACAATAATATTGATTTTTTATGAACCTGTTCCAAGGTTCTCACCTGGACTGTGACAGGTTCTTTTATGAACTGTTCTACTTCTTCAGCAGAAAGCTCCTTTCCTCTTAACGATAACGGAAGGTCCATGCTGATTTCCGTCACAGTCAAAGCATGGACAGCTAACCAATAAGGCAAAACACCTAGCACGTGCTTACCTTTAACGTCATCAATTTGGACGTGTTCATACACGGGAGTGTCTTCATTTATTATTTTCTTCTGTTTGAGAAAATCAATTAAACCCTTATGACGAGTAACAACTATGTACTCGTCTTCTATATTTTTAATATTAAAAGACATACCTTGTCCTTTCTGGTCTTTCATTTGGATACATTGTATCCATTCTTCTTACCAATACCACTACCACGATAGTAAGGTACTTCCATCATGGCAGGCTTACCATTGATCTCAATAGGACCGTTCGGCCCTACGAAAATCAAGACAGAGGGCTTCCCGTAGCTTGAAGCACTACGTTCACCCCATTTCTTTGCTGGTCTACTAGGCTTTGTTTCGTAGATCAGCTTTGCAAATTGACCATTCACTATTGGAGAACGGGTATCCTGTGGCCCTTCTCCAATAGCGTCTTCTGTCTTACTTCTAAGAGCTTTCTTTCTTAGAAGCTTTCGTCTCTTCTTATGAAAAGAAGCATGTCGTTTCATGTTTCTTTACTCCTTATGGATACACTGTATCCAATTACCTTAATTACTGACTACCTTTGTCAGCACTATAATACTACCATATGTAGTAGTGTATGTCAATAGCCACTACTAGACTTGCTGACTTACTTATTCACTAGACTTGCTGACTTACTTATTTAGATACAGTGTATCCAAATTTTAGACAAAAAAAAGGGCCGACCCCAAAGGGCCGACCCTTGAAGTGCTAGGCCGCTAATTCCTTTACATGTTTCTCAACATGTTGCTCTATGAGCGAAGTGAGCTTTGACACTTGCTCAACGTCAAGCTTGCATCCGTTCTTACTCAGAACGTCCAAGATTGTGTCTATGCCATGACTTGTGGCATCTTTCGCTGCCGGAGAAATATGTATGATTTCCGTTGAAACCACGGTCGGCTTGCTTTTCTTTCCCTTGGACGTAGGTAATTCTTTCCGGAAATATCCGGCCATTGTGAGCTTCCGACCATTCTCGTCACCCTTGTTGTCCTTCAAGCCTGCAAATGCTTTAAGGACGGTCTTGGGAGACTTTGTGCCTGGCTTGACGCCAAGCTTATGAGCGGTCGTAGGGTTAAAGGCAATCCTCATATACAATTTTAAAGTACCTGGGGCAACGTTTGGACACTCTTGCCCAACCAATGCCTTTATACGCCTATTCAACTCCCGTGCTTCCCTCGACTTCGACTTGACCGTGTCGAACTTCGACACGAACAAGATCAACAAGGCCAGAACCTGGTCTTCGATACGGGATAAGTTAAAAGATGCAGTGTTCAAATTGACAAGTGATGTTGCCAGTACTCCAAAGGCCTGTTCTTGACCTTTGTTGAACACGAACGCTTTTTTAGTTGAAGACATAATAATAGCTCCAGTTGATTGATGAATGAGGTCTTTGAAACCTCCCGGCCCCTTTTGAAGATTGGCCGTAGCTGGAACCCAGGCTTTACCGTGGGGATTTCCCCGACCTAGTACCTCACTCAAAGAGAGCATGTCGGTTCTAGGTACCTACCAGACTGTGACCATTTTATTCGTTTCAAGCCTTGCCTGTCAAGGGGTGAGGTATGCTTGCCAATTGGATACACTGTATCCAATTCGATAACCAACAAAGGTATTGAAATACTTGGGGAATTCAATAAGGACCATGGGGATTATTTTCCCAGCACCTACCCCACAAAGTACCCTCCAAGGCCTCTCAACAAGTCACAATCTAACAACTATTCCGATATTCTATATGAATACTTGCACCATGTGTTACCCCATGGGATTTGTCCCACGGTTCCCCGGCGGATATGCAGGTAGATATATGTAATTGATGGGGATGGGCATGGGCCAGGGGGGTGGGGGCATAGCCAATTGACCACATAAGCAAATTTTTGTAATTTTGAACCTTTTAGAATCTTGTCTAATACAAAAGTACTCCTATAGTATACTAAGGATACACTATATACAACTTAATAGTTATTATTATTAGTATATACTTTAGTATACTATAGTATACTATAGGGATAGATTCTTATATTGTTATATTTTACTTGACAAATTTGTAAAAAGCCTTATAATACTTATTAAGATGATAATAAAAGCATACGTCTTCATTATATAACGTGGCAAGGCTTAAATTATCATTAATTAGGAACTAAAGTATGTTATTCTATAAAAAGGGTGGGGGAATAAAGAGAAATAAATCTAAAATTGCAAAAGTTATGAGAGAATTTAAGAATCGTAAACTTAAATCTAGTTCTGGTAGGAGAGTTATAAGTAGAAAACAAGCAATAGCCATAGCTTTATCAAAATCAAGGAAAAGAAAATAAAGTTTCATTGTTCAGTTTACAATCAACCAGAAAAAAGATTTAAGGATGGATGTAAGGAATCTTCCAGACTAGGATTAGATAAAGATTATTTTCCAGGTGATCCTAGATTTATTGTCTACACCAAAGATTCTCTTGAAGTTTTATTTTGGAAACCTAGTAAATGTAAAGATGGTACACTAAGACCATTAGGATTTGAAGAATGTACGTTCATATGGAATACAGAACTTAATAAATATGAAGGTGAATGTACATACTGTGGTAGATGTTGTGGTTCTTGTAAATACCTCAGAGAAGGACTACCTAATCAAGAGACTGAAATTTTAACTTAATCCTTCCTGGCAGATGTTTAATAAATATTTATTTCTAATACTTATAGGAGTATTCCTAACTGCATATAGTGCTACTGTTACTGCTGAGAGCCTTTTTCTAAAGAAAGTTATACCAGTATCTAATGCTTGTTCTTTTGAAGGCCATCAGAATATGATGAGTATAGTAAAAAATTCAAAAATTTCTTCGGAAGTTTTTAAGATTTTAATACAAGAAAGAAAAGCCGGTAGATGTATACAATTTAAACCCACCATTATTGTAAAACTTATAGAAGTAGAATTTTTTACAACCATTACTAGAGTTTATAAGTATCAGCCAGAAGGAATATTTAACGTCCATAGTTGTAAATTTAAATATAAAGATAAAATTTTATGGACTCTGTGGTATACAAAAATAGATGAAAAGGCACATCTAAAAATGAATAATCTTCAAAAAAGAGAATTTACAGAAAAACAAATTGTCTTTCTAGATAATCTTATTGATAATGGTGGGAATGTCACAAAAGCTATGGAGATAGCTGGCTATCACAAAGATTCACGTTCTAATCTTATTAATTCTGTCAAACATGAAATTGTAGAAAGAACTCGTCAGCATCTAGCTTCCTCGTCTGTGCAAGCAGCAAGTAGATTAATTGAAGGACTTGATGCTGATGGAACTATACCTAGTTCTCAAATGGAAGTTAGACTTAGAGCAGCCAATGATATCTTAGATCGTACTGGTGTTAGTAAGAGACAGGAAATTTCTACCGAGTCTAGAGTATTACATGGCATTGTTCTTCTACCAGCCAAGAAAGCACAACAAGAAATATGGTCCGACCAAAGTTAGAAGAAGGTGATAAGGGAAGTTATAATGTTTCTCGTAAGGAAAAGGCTAAACGAACTCTAAAGAAGAAAATTAGTACTCAAACAAAAGACAGAGAAAGACTTAAAGTTAGAGCAAAGAAAAAGACAGAACAAAAAAGAAATGCAGAGAAAGCATTAAAGATTCTTGAAAATGGTGGACTTGTCAAGGAAGATTTTCTAGAAAGACTACCACCCTCTGTTCAAGAAGCAATGAAGGAAGGTACGGAACTCGCCTTCAAACCCAATGAGGGTCCACAAACAGAGTTCTTGGCTGCTCCAGAGAAAGAAGTTCTCTATGGAGGAGCGGCAGGAGGTGGTAAATCTTATGCAATGTTAATGGACTTGCTAAGATATGCCGACAACCAGAATCATCGTGCATTATTGCTTAGAAGGACATTACCAGAACTAACAGAACTTATAGATAAAAGTAAACAGATTTATACAAAAGCTTTTCCGAAAGCTAGATTTAAGGAGTCAACAAAGACATGGGAATTTCCAAGTGGGGCTAAAGCTCTCTTTAGCTATGTAGATAAAGATGATGATGTTTATCGCTACCAAGGTCAGTCCTTTACATGGATTGGAATTGATGAGCTTGGTCATTATCCAACACCTTATGTCTGGAATTATCTAAGGTCACGACTAAGAACTACTGATCCTAAGATAGAGACATATATGAGGGCTTCTTCTAATCCTGGAGGATCAGGAGGATGGTGGGTCAAAAGAATGTTTATTGATCCTGCACCACCAGATCAACCTTTCTGGGCAACAGACATCGAAACGGGAAGAACACTTTCATACGGACCAGGACATACAAATTCTGGTAGACCATTATTTCAAAGAAAGTTTCTTCCTGCCAGATTGACAGACAATCCATATCTGGCTGAAGATGGAGAGTATGAGATGATGCTTCTCTCTCTTCCAGAAGTAGAAAGGAAACGATTACTTTCAGGAGATTGGGATGTTGCAGAAGGAGCAGCATTCAAAGAATTTAGTAGAGAGATTCATGTCACTGATCCTGTAGAGATTCCTTATAATTGGGTACGAGTACGAGCCTGTGATTACGGATATTCTGCTCCTTCCTGTGTTCTTTGGGGAGCAATAGACTGGGATAATAATATCTGGATTTACAGAGAGCTTTACATAAAACGGCATACAGGAGAACAGCTTGCAGATCTAGTTTTACAAATGGAAGCCAATGATCCTAAGATGTATATAGGAATTTTAGATAGATCATGTTGGAACAAGACAGGACATGGACTGAGTGTAGCAGAAAGTATGATACGAAAAGGAGTACGATGGGTTCCATCAAACTCCGATAGAGTAAACGGAAAGATAGAAGTTCATAGAAGATTACAAATAGATGATTATGGAAATCCTAGAATAAGAATTTTTAATACATGCACAAATCTTGTAAGAACACTTCCCACTCTCCCAATATCTAAAACGAATAGTGAAGATATTGATACAAGAACAGAAGACCATGCATATGATGCTTTAAGGTATATGATAATGAACAGACAAACGGCTTCTTCCTTATACAATTTCAAATCTTATACAGATTCTGAACCTGTAATGGAAGATGCAGTCTTTGGATATTAGGAGAGTATAAATGGCAGCACCACTAGTTTATGGACTATTAATGTTAGCAGCCAGAGTAGGTATTAAAACACCTAAATATATGATTGTTCCAATGTGGAAAATTAATAGTTATGGTGGAACTCTTATAGGAAAATTAACACGTAAAGTTAAACCAGTACTTCAAGATTTTTTTGTTAAAGATAAATCAAGACTTAGAAAAGAAGTTGAGACTGTAGGTGCCCCTGGTTGGAATAGACAATTTCAAAAAACTTTAGGAAATCCTGAAGTAGCTTCTATTTTAAGACAAGTTATGGCAAATAAAATAAATAGAAGAGTAGCATATGCTTCATTAACTGCATTAGGTTTTGGTCCTGAAATAGTTGATACTTTATTATTTTCTGAAGAAGATTCAGAAAAACCTTGGTTTGCTTTATATTCAAGCCTTAAAGAACAAGGACTAAATCCTGCACCAAAAGAAGAGTGGGACAGAATTTGGACAGAATATACTGAAAAACATCCAGAAGGAAAAGATTGGATACCTACAAGAGCTACGGTAAGACATCCTCCTAAATTAAGAATAACAGATAGAGCAGTACAATCTAAGGAGATTACAGATATACATGGTATGCATAGCGCTGATGTTTATGGGTGGGATGAATTGCAGAGAAGAACAGAGAAACAAGGAATGCTTAGTCCTGGAGAAGTGTTATATCCAGATTTATCAAAAGCACCTGGAGCGGCAGATCTTACAAAACCAAGAAGAGATCCATCGAGATTTAGTGATACAGAGATTCTTAAAGGAAAAATTCCTGGTCAGGAACAATCTTCATATAAATATCCTGGTTTTTGGGCAGGAGAAGATAAATTAGAGCAACCTTTTCCAGAACTTAGACCTATAAGAGATATAATTGATGAAATACCTTCAGAAGCTAGATATACTAAAGGGGAAGCTTTACGTAGAACAAATGAATTAGCACGATTGGGAGGCTCTACCATAGATCCTAGTAGATTTAGTGAAGAAGAGAGAGAGATATTAGGGCTTTCATCATCTGGTAATCTGCCTCGTACTGCATGGAAAAGGTTTTGGGCAAAAGAACAAGAGAGAGGATTTTTACCTGAAGATGATACAAACCTTCTTGATAAGATAGTTAATTTTATTTCAAAAGAACCAGAAAATAATAATAATAATAAACTTACAAGAAGAAAAGGAAGTCCCTTTAAAAAGGGAGGTCGTGTAAAACGTCGTACTAACAAAATTATGAAACAGTATGCTAAAGGTAGCTCTGTTCGTAAACCTAAAAGAGCTTAGAAGGAGAAATATATTATGCCTTATCTAAAACCCTATACCGCTAAAGATTTTGAAGGAATGGCTGAGAAGCAGGGAGATATGAATCCTGTTCCTGATGGAATGCTCTATCGTGATCCTATGGAACCTGATCTTATGGGTCCAACGGATGTGAACTTTAAGCAGTCTGCTGATGTTCCTTCAGAATCTGGTAAGAAGATGATGACTGTTGACTTTATGAAGGATGATGATTCACTTTATGGCTGATCCACAAAATCCTGAAGCTGTAGAGGTAGAAGCAGAAGAAATACCCGGCCTTATAGGCTTTATTAAAAGTAAATTCTTGGATGCTGAGACTGGTCGTCTCTCAGATGAAAGGCGTTGGTTATCTGCATACAAGAACTATAGAGGTATTTACGATACTTCTTCAACATACAGATCGTCAGAGAAGTCTAAAGTATTTGTAAGAATTACTAAAGTCAAGGTTCTTGCAGCTTTCGGACAAATCTCTGATATTCTGTTTGCCAATAACAAGTTCCCTATTACTGTTTCCAGTACACCTATCCCAGAAGGTATAGCAGAGTTTGCTCATCTTGCTACACCTGAAGAGAAACAAGTTATGGAACAAGCAAGAGATATTCCTTTAGATAAACTTGATGACTTCTTGGGTGGACTAAAGGAAAAGTATGTGAATGCCTCAAGTTTAGTAGAGGGTCCAAGTATTATTCCAGGTTCTCCTCAGATAGAGCCAGCAGAAATTGCTGCAAGGAATATGGAAAAGCAAATTCATGATCAACTTGTAAATACAAATGCTACGAATGTTATGAGACATGCAATTTTTGAGTCTGCATTGCTCGGCACTGGAATTGTTAAAGGACCATTTAATTTTGAGAAGGTAGTTAATAACTGGAAGATGGAGAATGGTGAAAAAGTATTTGAGCCATATACAAAGATTGTTCCAAAGGTTGAAGCTGTTTCTTGTTGGAATTTTTATCCTGATCCTTCAGCTACAAGCATAGATGATGCTGAGTATGTCATACAAAGACATCGGTATAATCGTGAACAGTTAAGAGATCTTATTAATAGACCTTATTTTAATTTTGATGCTATAGAGAGATCATTGGAACATGGTCCTCAATATGAAGAAAGATACTTTGAGAATACTATCTATTCAGAGAATGAAGATCCTTTATATTCTGAAAGCAGATATGAAGTCTTTGAATATTGGGGAACACTAGATCTATTCTTGGCAAATGAATTAGGACTTAATCTTCCAGATAATATTAGTCATCTAGATTCTATACAAATTAATGCATGGATTGTTAATAATGAAGTTATTCGTTGTATTCTAAATCCATTTGTTCCTGCTCGTATTCCATATCAAGCTTTCCCTTATGAATTAAATCCATATCAGTTCTTTGGGGTAGGTGTAGCAGAGAATATGAATGATGCCCAACTTCTTATGAATGGTCATATGAGAATGGCTATTGATAATTTGGCGTTGGCTGGCAATATGGTATTTGATATAGATGAAACACAGCTTGTGCCTGGACAGAATATGGAAGTCTATCCAGGTAAAATCTTTAGACGGCAATCAGGTGTTACTGGAACTGCTGTTAACGGACTAAAGTTTCCCAATACAGCCCCTGAGAATCTTCAGATGTATCAGGCTGCACGACAGCTTGCAGATGAAGAAACAGGTATTCCTTCCATTGTACATGGTCAAACAGGAGTAACAGGGACAGGTAGGACTGCTGCTGGTCTATCTATGATTATGGGATCAGCAGGATTATCTATTAAGACTGTTATCAAGAATATAGATGACTTTCTTTTAAGACCTTTAGGAGAATCTTTCTTCCAATGGAATATGCAATTCAATGATGATAATGCAGAGATCTTGGGTGATCTAGAGATTAAACCTAAAGGTATTGCATCGGTAATGCAGAAGGAAGTTAGAACTCAGAGATTAATTACTTTACTACAAACAATTGCTAATCCTATGCTTGCTCCGTTTATTAAGATTCCAAATCTAATGAAGGAACTAGCAATTTCTCAGGATATAGATCCTGATCAACTTGTTAATGATACGGATGAAGCTGCAATCTTTGCAGATATATTGAGAGGTCTGAATGAACGAACAAATAGCCCAGAAGTTGCACCCCCTGGTCAACAGCCCGGACCTATGGGAGCCAATGGAAGCGTACCTGTCGGAGCAAATGCAATGGATGTATCAGGCGTTGGCGGTGGAAACATCGGAGTTGGAACTTCGCCGCTTGCAGGGGAAGCTGGCTTTACTGGAAACATTGAAGAACCTCAAGGGCGTGGTTAAGTCTTCAATAGAAAATGCTAGAATAGAAAAAGAACAGAATTATGATTAATCCTTTGACTGATATGTATCGAAAGTATGTAGAATCAACTACAAATGTACCAATTACTTCTTCTATGTTAGAAACTCTTTATGAGGAAGAAAGTATTCCTGAAGTACAACCTACTATTCCTACTGAAGTACAACCCACTATTACTGCTCAAGAAGGAGGACCAATTGAGAATGCTGAAACAGATTTGGAAACAAGGGTTGGTCCTATGGGGGTCATTAATGATCGTGCTGGTGACCCTGGACCCTCTCTAGGCGGGGAGGGAGTATCCGATGATCTGACAATGGAAGTACCTGAAGGCTCCTATATTCTTAATGCAGATGCAGTTTCCTTGATAGGTATTTCAGATATAAATGAAGTTATTAGAGATGCATATACTATTGCTGCTGCTCTTGGACAAGAACTTCCCGCCGATTACGATCCACAAAATAAAGTACCTATTAGAATTTCTAATGGAGAAGCCGTTATTCCAGCACCTCTAGTTGGAGTTATTGGACTTGATAGGCTTGAACGATGGAATACAAAAGGGTTAGAAATTAGACGACAAAAAGAAGAAGTAGAGAAAGCACAAGCTGAAGCACAAGCTGCACAACCAGTAACTGAAGCTCCACCTGTCCAACCACAGTCTCCCATGCAAGCTCAGATGGGTGGACTTATGGGATATAATGAAGGAGACGAGGTAGATTTAATTGGTAGAATAATAAGATTTATTACAGGTCATGATGATCTTAATATTGAAAAAGAAGAAAAAAAGTATATTACGAATGTAATTCGAGAAGCATTAAAAGAAACTGGTACTACATTACCAGAAGTTATCGAAGAAATGGAAACTTTCCAGGAAGGAGCAGAATATCCGTATCAAAGAAGTAAAGTATTCCATCCCGATCCAACTGCTAAAGAAATGGAAAGACGTGCTGAAGAAAGAAAAAACCAAGAATCTTCTAAAGCTAAAGGTGGTACAATTCAAAGTTTTAAAGAAGGTGGATTTTTTGATTATATAGGAAAAGTATTAGGAGAGGTAGCAGAAGACGTAACAAGTTGGATGTTTACTGAAAAAGGAGATTATTTTAAGTATAGATCTGGTTTACCAAAAGAAATAAATGATTATTTATCATCTGTAAAGATAGAAGATACAATAAATATGGATAATGCAATAGTACTAGCAAAAATTATTGCTAGTATAGAAAGTAATTCTGATCCTAATGCAATACAAGATAATGATGAAAGCAAGCCTGGAAGAGGACTTTTTCAATTTGAAAGAAATTTTTCAAAACGAAATCAGGGAGCAGAAACAGCAATAAATAGAGCTAGAAATTTTAATCCTGATATATCTTGGTTATCTAAATTTGAAAATGATACTGTTTTTGATGTGACAAAATTAACAGGTCCAGAACAAGTAGAGTTATTTATTATTAATAATATAGTTGGACCAGGAAAGTTTTTAGAAACACTTAATAATTTTGATGCTAATAAAGCATATCAATTTTGGAGACAAACACATTATGCAGGTGAAGAACCACCAAGTAAGGAGAGAATAACAGAATTTTATAATACATTTGATGAATTTAAAAAAGATTAATTCGGATACCCGATTTATTGGCCCCGAATACAACACCAAATAGGGACACCCAAGTTTTCTTGGCCCCCATAGGAGGTACACGACATGACTGATATTACAGAAAGTGAGTCATTAGAGCCTACCCCATACGAGAATGCCTATAGGAGATCACTTATGGATGAAGATCCATCTCCTGAAACACCAGATCCTGAGATTCTTGACATACCAGACGGTGATACTCAAGACGTTGAAGGACTGATTAAGGCACAGGATGCAAAGGAGCACGATTGGAAAAAGCGTTATAGCGATCTAAAGAGTTATCATGATCGTAAGAATAACGAATGGCTCCAACAGAATGAACTTACAGAAGCAAAGCTAAAGTTGGCAGAGCAGAAAGTTTCGGCTCCACAAAATCTTCCTAAGTCACAAGAAGAGTTGGAAGAGTTTAAGAAAGAATATCCTGATGTTTATGATGTAGTAGAAACCGTATCTAGGCTTCAAGCCAATGCCAGTGTTAAAGAAGTAGAGGATAGAATTGAATCTCTTCGTAAGGCAGAACGAGAAGCACAGATTAGAACTGCTGAAAAGGAACTTCTTTCAGTCCATCCAGATTTTCTAGAAATCAAAAGTGATTCTGAATTTCTGTCATGGTTGGAAGAACAACCCAAAAGTATTTCAGATGGTGTCTACAAAAACAGAACAGATTCTAAATGGGCTGCTAGAGTGATTGACTTATATAAATCTGATAAGAATATTAGTCAGAAAAAAAGAGGAAGACCAAGTAAAGCTAATATGTCTGCTGCTCAAGCTGTAACTAGAACAGAACGAGTAGTAACACATACTAGTGATGGAGAAAAGAAAGTTTGGTCTTCTTCAGAAATTGCCCGGTTAAAGCCACATGAATTTGAGTCTCTTGAGAAAGAGCTTGATAAGGCAAATCGGGAAGGAAGAATTATACCATAACTAAACATAAGGAGAATTAATCATGGCTGAATTTGGTTTAGCTGCTGGTTATCAGAACCTTCCTTCTGGTAACTGGGTTCCAGCAATTTACAGTCAAAAAGTTCTCAAATTCTTCCGGCGTTCTTCGGTTGCAGAAGCTGTAACCAATACCGACTATGCTGGAGATATTGAAAACTTTGGTGATACTGTAAAGATTATTAAAGAGCCATCAGTTACTGTGTCGTCCTATTCAAGGGGTGCCGTTGTAAACACTCAGAATCTTGCTGACAATCAGATTACTCTGACCGTTGATCAGGGTAACTATTTTGCCTTCAAGGTTGATGATGTTGAGGAACGGCAGAGTCACGTAAACTGGGAAGCTCTATCTACTTCTTCAGGTGCTTATAGCTTGAAGAAGGCTTACGATTATAATGTCTTGAAGGTAATTAGCGATAATGCTTCAACTGACACTACCAATCTTGGTGCTGCTGGTTCGGCTATTTCGTGTAATACGGGTAACGAGTGTGCAAACTATCTTAGCACTTTTGCTCGTCTTCTGGACGAGGCTGATGTTCCTGAAGATAATCGTTGGATTGTGGCCCCGCCACAGTTCTATGAGATTCTTCGGCAGGCTGATGCTAAGTTAATGGACTCAAGCGTAACTGGTGAAGATGCATCTGCTCTTTTGAATGGTGCAGTTACCAGTCGTAAGGTTCATGGTTTTAGTTTATATCAGACTAATGCAATTACTGTTGGTACTGCTGGTGTTGCTGCCAGTCATACTTTTGGGCCATCCACTACAAGTGGTGAGACGATTGTTCTTGGTGGTCATAAGAGTTCGACTTGTACGGCTTCGGCAATTGCCAAGACTGAAGTTATTCGTGATCCCGATTCGTTTGCTGATATCGTTCGTGGTCTGCATGTCTTTGGTCGTAAGGTAATTCGTGCATCTGGTACAGGATTCACGGGTGCTTACAAAGGCATCCCTGATCTGAACACTTAGAGGAGGATTGACATATGGCTACTCATGATAAGACGGGTGCAGGCGGTACGTCAGGACATCCTTCAACGGGTGGGCGACGGCCTTACTTAGTAGAAAATACTGCTGACTTTTCAGACTTTGATCCTGCGGCAGCGGATATCGTTCAAATGGTTGATATCCCTGCTGAGACTGTTGTTATGGCGGCTGGCATAGAAGTTCTAACAGCTTCCTCGACTTCAGTTGTTATGGATCTAGGAATCACTGGTGTTGATCCTGATATCTTTGTAGATGCACATGACTGTACATCTACGGGACATGCTCAGTTTGACGCTGTTGATGCAACGGCAATGTTAACTAGAGGATCTGCCGATACACTTGATATTCTTGTAGCTGGTGCACAAGACACCGCTGGGAAAATCAGGGTATGGGCAGTTATGTGTGACATTTCTGGTGTTGATGAGACAGACAATAACTAAGATGTATTGGGGAGAGCCTTCGGGTTCTCCCCTTTACTACAGGAGAAATTAATGACTATGGAAAAATTAAGTATTTCTGAGATTGATAAACATAAGGGATATAGAGATACTATTAAATCTGGAAATATAGTTTGGAATGCAAGAAGTACTCAGAAAATTAATAAAAACGATAATGATTATGACAGTACAAATTCTTTGAGAATTAAAAGTTTAGAAAATAAAGTAGATCTTTTACAAAATACTTTAGAAAAAGTTTTAGATAATATATCACTAATTAAAAATGATTGGAAATAACATGTGTCCTTTATGCAATACTGGAATATTTATTT